GAATTTCTACACTTGTTTTTATACTCATATTATCTCCTTACAGTTTCGCTGCGAAACCGTTTTTATGTTGTAGTTGGTTCTCTGCCTCTCGTTTATAGTCCGGTGCTATGATGCCATAACTTCCCCAATCTTGGGATAATTTCCGGCTTCTGTCCTCCCTCATATACTCATCACCAACCTTTAGAGCATAGCCCCGAGCATCACCATTTACAAATACAGGTATTTCTTGCCCTGTATAGTCTAAGATAATATCTAACTTCCTTAGAATGTTGTCGGTTTCGTGTTCCCAAGTTTGTGTGTGAATGTCGCCATTACACCATTGAGTGCTGAGCCTGTGGGCTTTGTCCTCCAGCCTGAATAACTTCTTGCATAGGCTTACCGGCTCGGTGTCGCTGGGTAGGTTGAACATTGTCTTTATGTTCTCCCCGTGGTTCTCGATCAGTTTATACATTAGGGTTCGCGTCTCTTTGTTCATTGTATTACTCCTTGTTACTTGACCTAATTTACATTATACAACATTTAGAACAAATAATAATAAACTGTTGTAATGTGTAAACTAGGTAGAGGTAAGCGAGGGCCTCCGGATCTGTATGGCTGGGGTTATGTTTTCAGGTTTAGCCTTCCCTTAAAGTTTTATTTTTTATTCTCCAAGAGTACACAACACAATAAACATTCTGTTGTATATCCTCGACAAACTGCACACTTGCAGGGATCAGCACACCAGCAGGGCACCACATCAGCACAGATCAGGCACCACACCACCACCACCACAGCGACACCCCCCACCCCCCCCAGGTCCAAGACGACACCCCTATGCTATATCATATACTCACTCTTACATCATACAGGTTTTTAATTACCTTGACATAGTTTACTATATGTTTATAATTTAGATAACTACATAAAGGACCTATTTAATGTTTATAACAAGAAAACGACACTTTAAAGAATTAGAAAAAGCCAACGATTTATACTTAGCAGCTATGAAACGGATAACGGAGTTTCATCAGCAGCGAGATGAGGGTATAATGGCAGTATTAAGTGATTGGGAGAACAAGTTCAAGAATATTAGTGCTACGAAGTGTTTATACAGGATAAAGGAGATACTGACTCACAATCCCAATGAAGGGAACGGAGAGTCAAAATGAGTGAAGAAAGGTTACTAAGCACAGGAGATTTAGCCAAGAGGTTAGATGTAAGCAGACAGGCTATATATTTATGGAGGAAGCAGGGGTTACCTACGGAGATAATATTTAACAGGACAATCCGGTATGATTGGAATGTAGTAGTTGAGTGGTTAAACAGTCAAGGAAAGGGGTCTAAAGTTGGCTAAGAGGTTCACGGACACAGGTTTATATGACAAGGAGTGGTTCCAGGAGTTAGAGTTAAAGAACAAGGTATTTTGGGAGTATATAACAAAGAAGTGTGATCACGCAGGAATATGGGATGTAAACATCCGTATGGCGAGTTACATAATTGGTGCAGATTTCAAAAAGGATGAATTATTAGAAGTTTTCAAGGAACGTATAATTGTAATAGAAAATGACAAATGGTTCATCCCAAAGTTCCTAATATTTCAATATGGAACGGAGTTAAATGAGAGCAATCGGGTACATAAGAGTGCAATCTCTCGTCTAAATAAGGTCCTAGCTAGGGGCTTAGATGGGGCTAGTAAGGACCTTAGCGAGTTCAGTAAGGACCTACCAAGGGGCTTAGAAGCCCTAGCTAAGGGGCTAAAGATAAAAACAAATACTAATACAAATACTAATACTAAGTTAAATACAAAAACAAAAGAAAAAGAAAAACCAAGTAAAAAGAAAAACGGAGTTGATATTGAAACAGATATGATAACTTTGTACAAGTGGTTTGTAGGTGAGGACAATTTAATTGGTCAGAGTCCCACACCGGTACAGAGGAAGTTATTAAATGCTGCTTTGGGTCACATTGCTTTAAAAGATTGGAAACCTTATATTGATAATATGCACGAACAGGTTGAGAATTTTGGTAGGCAGATGCCGGAGATGAAGTTTTTTCTTGAAGGAAGTTACTTGAGGTATAAAACCGTAAAGGAGATTGAATGATGGCAGTAACGAAAATAGTGAGGAGTTGTAGAAGTAAAAAATGAGGTCAGACCAAAGGAAAATAATGAACCAAGTAAATGCCTCTTTCGAGTTAGGGCTTACAGAAATTGAATATGAGTATAGTCGATTTGATGCTAAAAACAGTTCTTATGTTGTTGAGATAAAGGATAGAAATACATTTTACAAGGAAACACTCATTGAGTTCGATAAGTATGCATTTAACAAGGAATATGCAAAAATAAATAATAAGGAGTTTCTGTATGTTATCGGGATGAATAATGAGATTTATCTGTTTAATGTATCAGACCTTGATAACAACGGATTTAACTATCATTGGCATTGGAGAAAGATGCCCAGGCATACAGAATTTGATGATAAAGAGGATATTTACAAATTTGTTGGATATATAGACACAGAACGAGTGGTTGGAAGGATAAGTTTAGATGATTGAAATAGCAAATTGGGTTGCTAATTTTTTTATTTTAGGGTTAGGTGTATTGTTCCTGGGGATAGGTGCTATGATGATATTAATTGTTATTTTTAAGTTTGCCGATAGGAATGAGATATGATTGGAAAGATTGGGTCCCATACCCCTACAAATACGGAAAATATGCCTGTTTGTCCGACCCTAATTACATCAGGGATAGAGATAAATTGTTCAAAAAACACGGCAATGGATGGTGGTGGGGAGATGGTTGGTGGAACGGCTGTGACGAACTGCCAATGATTAGACAAAGAAAATACAGGAGAAATGCAAATAATGAGTGATTTTAAACACGAGGAGAAAAAAGGTAGTTTGTTTCAAAATAGCTACAAAACCAAAGAAAACCAACCTGATTTGACAGGAACTTGCACATTTGAAGGTAATGTGTACAAGATTGCAGCCTGGGAGAACGAAGAGTCCGAAGGTAAGAAGTTTTACTACAATTTACGATTTGAGGAAAAGGTTGATGCTGAAGTGCATAACCATCCAATGGGTGCAGGTTTTGCTCAGAAAGATTCAAAATCCGAAGGTCCTAATGATCCCGGTGATGAAACAGATGACGATTTGCCATTCTGATGGGGTCGGGACACATACTCAAGGAGATGTTTGTTGCATTTGGTAAGCCTATTGTTGGTGTATTACCTCAGAAAAGATTGGATGTTTACAAGAATTGGGCTGAAAAATGTGATGAGAACCAATTAAAACTGCTTGTTGACAGGGCTGTAAACTACGAGGAAAGGTTTCCTACCATTGCGAGGATGAATGTGTTATTGCAACAGGTAAATGCCAATAAAATACATTTTTCTGATAGTTCTGTTGATAGTTGTTATATGTGTGAGTCAACAGGTTTTTTGCCATATATGGAAGAGCCTGAGTCGGATGGAGAAAAAGATCGTTACAGTATCTACAACTATGCCTGTAAATGCTCAAAAGGAGATAGGATTTCAAATCCTTCAAATAATTTTCCTAAAAGAATAAAAAAATATTTTGACTTTTTTGATGTACTTCAATTCGAGGACAAAAAGGACAAATATCCTTCACATTTCACATATCCATTGTTAGTTAATATGGTCACAAGAGAAAATAATCAAAATATTATGAAACAAAACTAAACTTAATTATATTTAATACCAATATTGGGGGGCATAACATTTTTATGGACCAATATTGGCACACAGACAAAGCTATAAACCCCATCCAGGTCGGCAGACAGATTTCCTAAAATCATCTGCTGATTGGATATTTTATGGAGGAGCAAGGGGAGGAGGAAAATCCTTCACTTTAGCCTGGAAGGCAGGTCTTACCCCAAGACAATGGGAGTATTCGTATGGGGGAAGCATCCTAACCAAAGAAGAAGCAAAACTTCTTACAGCAGCCGGAAAGGAAGTAAAACTTACAATCAAGAAAATCTCAATTGATTATCCTGATTACATTGCCCTCTTAATTCGCAGAACCTATCCTCAGTTAGAAAGAAACCTAAAACCTGAATGCGAGAAACTGTACCGGTTGTATGGTGGAACTTGGCAGGAGAGGAATAAATGCTATGTTTTTCCTTCAGGTGCGAAGATTTATATGGTCCACTTGCAGGACAGTAAGGCAAAAGACAACTACATCGGTGGAAATTATAATTTCATAGGAGTTGACGAAGCCAATCAGTTTCCCGAAAGTTGGATTCGTGAAATTTCCACATCGGTAAGGACAGATAACCCCGAATTAAAACCACAGATATGTCTTACATCAAATCCTGGAAACATAGGTCATTTGTGGCTAAAGAGAATGTTTGTTGAAAAATGTAAGCCAATAGCGGCAGGAGAGAAGGTCTACGATAAGGAGTTTGACATCGTTTATCAACCACAAAAGCCAGGATTACCCTACATTGACGGAGAAGGAATCTCATATCACTATATTCCTGCAACTGTTTTTGATAATCCCACACTTATAGAAAACGACAAAAAATATGTTAGGCAACTTAAAAATTTAAACCCAACCCTGAAGGCTATGTGGCTGCACGGTTCCTGGGATGTCTTTGCAGGGATGTTCTTTGATAATTGGAGTATAATGCATCATACAATTCCACAGAAAAATTTTATTTATGGAAAGCATTTTGACAAAAAAACGCACTCCCTGTACAGATTCTACGACTATGGGACGAAAAACCCATTTGTTTGTCTTTATGCTGCTGTGGATAGGGACGAAAACATTACTATTTTTGATGAACTTGTTGAAACAGGACTTGCATCATCAAAACAAGCAGAAGCAGTAAATAAAAAAACTTGGAAAAAGTATAGACTAAAGCCGGGTGACTTTACTGACGAGATCGCTGACCCTGCTTATTGGACAAAACATACTGAAAAAGACGGAATCCCATTTTCTCCACAGGGATTTTATGCAGATTACGGAATTTATCTAAATAAAGGCAATAACGACAGAAAAGCCGGTGCAAAAGTGGTTTATGACGGATTGGAAGTGCCTAAAGAAGGCATCCCAAGAGTTAGATTTACTGATAATTGCAATTATTGTATTGACACAATTCCGAATCTTCCTGCAATGGAAACTGATCCGGAAGATATTGACACAAAATCTGAGGATCACGGCTATGATGCCCTCCGTTATGGTTGTATGAAAATTCTTCCCTCTGCAATGTATGGAAATAATAAAAAGAAAACAGGATGGAGAAATTGGCTTTCTAATCAAAAATATAAAAATTCAGCAAACAGTTCCTGGATGGGGGCATAATGGCATCTTCACAAAGTTGGTATCAATCTCAAACCTGGACACTTGCTGATGAAGGTAATAAATCTGAGGGGACAGGTGAGAGTGGTGGTGCAGTTGAACAAAAAGCAGACAAAATTCTAAAATGTTACAGATTTGCACAGGAATCACTACAACAGGCAAGGGAAGATTCAGAAAAGGCTATGAGGTATGTAAATAACGATTCCTGGGCGAAAACTGATATGGATACGGCTAAAAAACACAGTAAACCTGTACTCAAATACAACATTCTTATGCCAATATTATCAGCATTACAGGGTAATGAGCAGTTAAATAAAAAACGAGCAGCTTTTAAGCCTAACGGAGTAAAGAGTGTTAATGTGTCTGATATTGTCCAGGGCAGATGGAATTTAATTAATGACGAAGAGGGTGTAGAAGAAAAACTACAGTTAGCATTTTTGGATGCATTAATCCTAAAATTAGGAGGATGGGTGCAAAGAAGTTTTGAGATGGATGCAGATGGTTATTTAGAGTTTAAATATGATGTTCTGAATCCTATGAGAGTATTCGCAGACCCTGAAACAAAAACAAGCGATTATATGTTGGACCATTGCCGGTGGATCGTCAAAGAAGGATGGGAAACTTTAGATGTATTGCAGGATAAATACGAGATACCATATAGCGAACTGCAAAAATCTGAAGAAAAGTACGGATGGTGGAATATGTTGAGTGAGTATTTCAAACGATTTAGGGACAGTAATTATACACAGGGGTCTTCCGAGAGTTACGACAAGGAAAACGACAGATATAAGATACTTGAAATGCAGGAAAGAGTTTCAAGGAAAATGGTGAGATTTTTTGACGGAGAACAATATTTTTCTATGCCGATTGAAGAATATAGGTCACTAAAAAAAGAAAATCCGAACATTCAATTTGTTACCGATTATGAGATGGACAAGATAGTGGTAACAACGATGATCCCATACTTTAAGAATCTTATTGTTATGGAGAAGGAGATTGGAACACCTGTCGCAAGGTTTGATGTATTTCCGATATTTTCTTACAGTTTAGGCACTCAGATAACCGAGGCAACATCGTTGATAGACCTTCTTTTGGATGTCCAGGATGATGTTAATAAAGGCAAATCCCAGACCAGGGATTATGTCACTCAGTTACTATCTGGTGGTGTTTTTATCGATAAACGGGAAAAGGAAGCGATCAA